GTCGACTACGCGAAGGCTACCGGCCAAAAAGGAAGCGCTTTCCTCGAAAAGGTCGAGGCTCTGCCGCCTGGGATCACCGGCGTTCACCGACACAAGATGATTGGATAGGCGCATGACCACTACCAAAGTAGCCCCGAACACCGGCAGCGCGATCTACAAAGCCGCCGCCCACCTCGAGCACAGCGGCCCAATCTCCAGCGAATCGCTGTTTGCCGTAGTCGACTTCGGCCCGGTAGCCGGCCGTCAGGTGAAGCTGAATCGCGCCTACGAGTTGGGCTGGCTGCAGCAGACCCCGGCCGGCACCATCGACCTGACGGAAGGCGCACGCCAGCACTTCGCCAGCAAGCGCCCGAAGGAGAAGTACGTCGGCCAGATTGTGCCGGCCCAGTACCGCGGGAACGTGTTTGCCAGCCCGGGCCTGAGCAAGAAGAACATCCCGAGCCGCCGCGGGCAGCGCGACGACATCCCGGCCTGGTCGGTGAAGCCGGACGGCCACAGCATTAAGAGTATCGGCGGAGGAAAAGCATGATCAAGACAACTGGCGCCGAATTTCTGCGCTTCTACAACGATGAGACCATCTGGCCAGAGGGTGCCTGGCACGACGACGAAACGATTCTGGTCAACGGCCAGGAAGTGGATCACTACGCCGAGGACACTATCGCGCCCGATGCGCAGATCTCCGTCGAGTATGGTGTGGTTTTCAAGGATGAGCGCGGCGAGGTCGAGCTGGGTAGCTTTGAGAGTTACTTCAAGAAGTGGCGCAAGGCTCAGAGCGCCGTCTTCTTGACGGTCGAAGCACCAAAAGAAAAGCTCGACGCGGTTAAGGCGGCCATCCGGGCGGCCGGCGGGAGGATCGCATGAAAGAACGCCCAATCCTGTTCAGTGTCTCGATGGCGCGCCCGCCGCTAGCGGCCAATAGCGCGCGCACCGAGAAGGGGGGCGGCTATAAGTCTGGCGCCTGGAAACTCCTTAAGGAATTCAAGTGCAGCGTGCGGATTCGTCGTAAGCCACTGTTCGGCGCGAGCCTTTTCATCAAGAGTCGGCAGCGAATAGACTTGCCCACTGAAAGCGACATTAGGCGGCGACGTGGTTGCCAGCAACTGGAAGAGGGCGCGGACATCATTGATCGCCTCGTCCTGGGAATCGCGCAAAATATCGCAAGTGAATTCGAATCCCTCCGACTCGTCCATCGAGCCGTCGTTATACGCGCACTCGATAAAGCCGCGCCACTTATCGCCCTCGCGCCTGCAAGAAGCAAAGTGGGATTGGTACTCGAGAAATGGTCGGGGTCGCTTCACATCTTGCATCGTCGCCTCCTTGTCAAAAAGGTAAGCGTAGCATGATGCGTCGTGCACCGCTCAAGCAGGGCAAGCCCCTGCAGCGTAAGAAGGCGATAGCGCGCGGCCCCGGCTTCAAAGCGCCGACGGCAGCAGCCGGCCTGCTGCGCGTCGCCGCGGTCCAGGCCAAGGCAGCGAATCGCGCCCGCGAAGCGAAGCCAGTCAAGTTGCCGAAGCCGATGAAGTCGCGCGGCATGAAGGGCCGCCCGCCGACCGCGGAGGAGGCGCGTTTTATGGATGCTATCGCCGGCCTGGGCTGCATCGCCTGTCGCAAGGATGGATGGGAGAACCTGGACGTCAGCGTGCACCACATCGACGGCCGCACGAAGGACGGCGCGCACTTCCTCGTTTTGCCACTTTGCGGCGGCCACCACCAGGCCGGCACCGGTGCCAACCCGACGCTGATCGCCGTCCATCCGGATAAGGCGCGATTCGAGGCGCGATACGGCACGCAGCGCGACCTGCTGGCCGAGTGCATCGAAATGCTTGGCATCCAGGAGGCAGCATGACGGCGCCAGGCCAACGAACAGCAAAAGCGCCGGCGCTGCAGTACGCGAATCTAGCTGCGGTGGCGCGCATCGTAGCCACGAAGCACGGTAGTGCGATCTGGCAGCTCGTGTGCGAATGCGGTCAGGCGCTGGAGGCAGACGTCCCGGCGATCAAGCGCGGCTCGGCACGCTGCCCAGACTGCAACCCGACGTATGGCGACCTTGAGGCGCAGCGCATCCTGGCCGTGCTGCCCGCCACGATCGACGAGATCGTCGAGCGCTCTGCGATGACGTTGCAGCAGGTCCGCTACCGACTGACGGTGATGAAGCCTGAGCTGTGCCATACCGGGAAATGGCGGCGACCGAGTGGCAGCGGCGCCTGTCGGCCTGTGATCGTTGCCGGTCCTGGTGAGGACGTGCCATGCACGCTGAAGCCTCGTGATAACGCCGAGTCGAAGCGCCGCTACAGGAAGCGAATCCAGAAGGCGATCAAGCGGGCCATGGAAGGCGGGAAGGAGGACGTGCGCTATGTCAGGTACATCGCCCGTCACAAAGCGCGCCTGACCGCTAAGCAAACGCGCATCCAGCCGCAGACCTGGCTGTCTGCCCTCATGGGATAGGAAATAGGAGAAGAACATGGGAAGCATACTGAATTTGCAGAACATCGGCGGCGCCGCCGCGATGTCGACCCGCGAGATTGCTGAACTGACCGGCAGCTCGCACGACAATGTGATGAAAACGGTGCGGCGCCTCATTGCCGAGGGTGTCGTTTCCGGGAACGAGACCCCTTACCATCACCCCCAGAACGGCCAGACGTACACCGAGTTCCGCCTGTCCTTCCGCGACACGATGGTGGTTGTCTCGGGATATAGCGCGGAGCTCCGTGCACGCATCATCGATCGATGGCAGCAACTTGAAGCCGCTGCGCAACCGGCGCCGAGCCTGCCCAAGTCGTTTGCTGAAGCTCTGCGCCTCGCAGCCGACCAGCAGGACGTGATCACGGCCCAGGCCGAGCAGCTCGCTGCCGCGGCGCCGGCAGTGGAGTTCGTCGAGCGCTATGCCGACTCGACGGGCACGAAGGGCTTCCGCCAGGTCGCAAAGCTGCTGCAAGCGAACGAGAACCTGTTCCGTGAGTTCCTGATCGACGAGAAGATCATGTATCGCCTGGGTGGCGAGCTGACGCCGCATGCCCAGCACATCGACGCCGGGCGCTTCTGCGTCAAGGCTGGCACCGCCCAAGTCAGTGGCCACGCCTACAACGCCGCGCGCTTCACCCCGAAGGGAATTACCTGGGTGGCAGGCGAGTGGGCGAAGTGGCAGTTGAAGCGCCGCGAGCAAGGAGGTGGCCATGCTTAGCCGCGAAGCCCTCCGCCAGGCCGCGCAGACAACGCCGGCCGTGCTGGTCGACTCGGCCCAGCTGCTTGAGCTGCTGGACGCCGCCGACCGCGCCCCGAAAGCACGCAAGCCGCGCAACACGGTCCAGCAGGACAAAGATGCTGCCGACGATGAGAAGTGCGCGCGCTGGCTCTACGGCGTGCTGCTCACCACGATGCCGAAGGCGAAGCAGCCGAACATCGAATCCTGGGCCAAGGATATCCGCCTGATGCGCGAACGCGACGAGCGCACCCGGCGCGAGATCTGCGAGCTGTTCCAGTGGGCGCATGACCATTCCTTCTGGCGCTCGAACATCCTGTCGCCGGCGAAGCTGCGCGATCAGTGGGACCGCCTGGCCATCCAGCGCGCTACCGCCGCTGAGCCCAAGAAGCAGGGCGGCAACTGGTGGGCGACCGACGAGACGATCCTTGCGAAGGGCCGGGACTTGGGCATCGCGCCGCGGTCTGGCGAGTACATGGGGCAGTTCAAGGCGCGCATCGAAGCCATCCTCGACCCGAGCAACGAGCCGAAGGTTACCGCCGCGCCACCGGTGGTGGCCCCGACAATTCGGCCGACGCTCGCACCGCCGCCGGTGACTGGCGCCCAAGGCGAGCCACGCGCGCGCAAGCCTGAAGGCATGGGATCGTTGAAAGACTTGGTGCGCAAGGTCGTCCTGCCGGTGAGCGCGCCGTAATGCGCCAGAGCGAAGACATCTGCGCCCAGTGTAAGAACCTTACTGGAAAAGGCGCGCGCGAGCAGTGGGCAGTAGGGAAGGGCCGGTGCACGGGGTACGACAACAGCGTGGCTCCGCTGCGCGACCCGTTCGTCGCCTGGAACACCCGCGCCTGCGTCCTATTCGAAAAGGACCGCGACCCGAAGCGACAAGTGGCGCGCGAGCAGTGGATCGAAGAACAGAAGGCGAAAGCCGAAGGAGCGATATGCAAATAACAGGAGCAGAAGCAAACCGCCGCCTGGCGGAGCTGCTGGGCTGGACAAACATCTTCGACGTTGGCGGCGCGCTGCTCGGAACACCTCCGGACGGTGAGCCACAATGCCGCAGCCAGGCCAAGGTGCCGGACTGGACTGGCGACTGGCGCGAATGCGGGCCACTGCTGGCTCGGCATTTGCGCGAGGTCTCTGTCTGGCAGAGTATTGCGACAGCCAGCGCTTCGCCGACAGCTCCTTCGGATCATATTCATGCGGTACGTCAGCACAACCCTAATGAATCTACCGACGACACAGTACGCCGCGTGATGGTGGACGCAGTGATAGCCAAGCTGGAGGCGCGGCAGTGATCGAATTCATTGTGCCAGGGCAGCCGGTACCAAAGGGGCGCCCAAAATTCGCTAGGCGCGGAAAGGGCGTCGTCGCTTACACGCCCGCTAAGACGGCAGCCTATGAGACCCTCGTGCAGCACGCGGCCGGCGAGGCAATGGCGGGCCGCCCACCCACCGCTCGCCCAGTTAAGCTGGTCGTGAACCTCGCCCTACAGGTGCCCGCGAGCTGGTCGAAGAAGCGCCGTGCCCTGGCTATTGCTGGTGATATCCGGGCGACAAAGAAGCCGGACGCTGACAATGTGCTGAAGGGCCTGAAGGATGGATGCAACGGGATCGTTTGGAACGACGATGCCCAAGTGGTATGCATTGAACTGTGGAAGGCTTATGGCGAGACGCCTGGCGCCGCAGTGTCTGTAACCGAAGTAGAAGGCCAGGCCGCATAGATATTGGCGAGCGGCCCGCAGGCGTGACTGCTCGCCACTGACAATTATTTGGAAATCGCCTTCGATTTGCGACGCAGCAAGCTGATTCCCGCTAGGCCCAGGCCCAGCAAGGCAATGCTCGTTGGCTCTGGTACCTGCGTTGGGTCGTAATATGGAATGTCCCGCGGAAGTATGTATGTCTTACCCTCGTCTAAGAGGTAAGCCAGAGACGCGTCTACAGGAACCTGTTTTGCAGTCCCAAAGTAACTTGCGCTTCGCATGGGCTGGCGATCCGGGTATGGCGAACGCGGCCCAGGACCGGATACGACGCTCATGGAGTAATTGAACGTTCCTGCCTGATCACCAGCGCTGAACATCAACCACATACGAGCAAAATATTCTTCTTGCGCGGATGCAGCCAAATACATATTCGTCGGCCCCAGACCGGTAAAGCTAGTGGTGCTTTCGAGTAACGCGCCCATCTGATAGCTATCGAAACGCTCTTGCGTATTGAATTGGCCCAGTCCAGTTCGGATTGAGAAGTAGGCCACTGACTTGTCATCGTCGCGAATCACAATCGTGTTCGAGAAAGTCGGAAAGCCTGCCGCGCTTAACTCATATTGGACATACCCAGCAGACGCATTAAGTGAAAATAGCGTAGTTGCTGCGAGGAGCAAAAATTTCTTAATCATGCGGCACCTTCTCTAGTAGGGAAAGCAACTGTAGAGCAATTAATATGCCAATGAGAAATAGTTATTTAAAGACAATGACTTAGAATTCCTAGCAGGAAATCTCGCGTAGAGAATGTAAAGAATGTCGACTCTTGGTTTGCTATATTTAGAGAGAATTGGTGCGAAAGGGAGTCAGATTTTTGCGACAAATTGCAATTTGGAAAAGTGCGGACAGGCAAGAAGATTGATCTTCAAGTGCTACGCTTGCTCATCCATTGGGAGAGCCAGCCATGTTTGCCGAAAAATACCTTCAAGCCCTCAACACGTCCGACCTGCGCGACGACGAGCTGCACCGTCAGACCGAGGCACTCGCCGCAGCTGCGCTGGCGGACCTCTCCGGCGGCTCAGGCCAAGTGTTCGGCTCGCTGCTTGCGCGCGCCAAGTACGCCGACGGTATCTGCCACAAGACTTTCGAGGCCGGCAACCATAACCTGGCGGTTCTGCTCAGCGCCTGGACGAAGGTCGTAACGCAGAAAGGCCTCGACCGCCAGTGGCTCAAGATCAAACACCCCTGGGACGTCCAGGCCGCGCACAGCATGTACGCCAAGATCGCACGCGTCTCGCTCGCTCACTGGCTCGAAGGCGCCTGCGAGACCTGCAACGGCACGAAGATCGCGCACGGTCGCGCATGCACTCACTGCAGCGGTACCGGCCTGGAGCCGATCCAAGGTGGCGCTGTCGAGCGCCAGAAGATCGCTGATATGATTAGCGAGCTGGAAGGCCTGTATCAGTCGCACGGCGCGCGCGCCGGCGCTAAGCTGCGCCAAGCCGCCTAGTAGAGCATAAGCAACGAGCCCGAAAAACTGATAACATTGCTCATCGGAAATAATAACTAGGCGGTCAAATGATCCTGTTTGGCGAAATGTTTGAGGTGACAGAAGCGGCGCATTCAGGTCGTCGCGGCGTAGGGGAGGATCGCACGGGGTATGAGGAGGGTGATCACCTTGCATCCTCCCGTGTTGGCTACGTCCATCATGGTCTTTATGTTGGTGGTGGATTAGTCGTTCATTACTCTGGTTTTGCCAACGGCTTTAGTTCTGGTGCGATAGCTGTTGCAACGTTGGATGAATTCGCGAATGGGAACGATATTCGTGTAGTGCCTCATCCTTCCAGAGTGCATAGCCCGTTGCAAAGCGTGAACCGAGCCTTTGAGCGGCTGGGCGAGGACTGGTACAACGTTCTGGTGAACAACTGTGAGCACTTCGTGCACTGGTGCATCGAGGGTAGGCACTCAAGCCCTCAAGTGTCGCGCGTTGTCAGTTTGGTTATAGGCGCTCCGACTATCTCGCATTTACTCGCGGATATGGTCGTGCGTGACATTCTCTTCGACAAGCTTGCAAGAGGTGGTTTTGATGGCGCTCTTGAGAGCATCAAGGGCAGCTTGGCCTCAGCTGCAGACAGGATCACCGCTGGCCCAGCTTCGGCCGCTAAAGCAGTAATAGAAACAGTGACACCAGACATTAGCTTCAAAGACTCCACGTCTACGACGCTTAGCGTCATAGGTTTGGCTGTTTCGCCCGTAACCATGCTGGCCGGTGCGGGCTTACGTCGACTGATCAAATTGTGGTGAGAAGTAGTTGAGTTTCACAAAAATCAGGCGTAAACTTCAGTCTTTACATATCCCTCGATCCACGTAATGCGCGCTTCGGCGCCAACGTCACCCGAGGCAGTCGAGTGCCCGGCCCGCAGTAAAGCCGGCGCTCGTCTACAGAAAAGGCCCGCTACCCAGCGGGCTTTTGTCGTTTACGGCCCACTTTGCAGATAGCACTGGGGCTCGTCCCGCCCACCTCATCCGAGGCTGGGCAACCTAATTCGGAGGCAGCATGAAATAAGGCATCGGCGGCGCTTAATGCGCGGCACTCCGAAGCGCAGCGGCCCGGCCCCGCTGCCCACCTTCCGCTGTTGAAAACCGCACAACGCTGCCACATGCGAGCTTCGGCGCTTGGCTCACGACACGAGCCACTACACAGCAACTGATTGATTTGTGACCTGGCGGGAGTGGCGATGTGGTGCCGCCCAGTCAGTTGCTGTGTGGTGTACGCGCATTAGCTGATGCGCACGCAGTATTAAGGCGTCGGCCCCGCGATGTATGCGATCGCTCAGCGGGAGCAGCGCTGCCGGGTCGCCAGCACCGGCCGCCACAACGCAATCAGCGCACGATGAGGTCGAGTTCGCGCCCAAGCGCCTTAAAAGCGGTGGCCAGCGTATCGATCTTCGTTGCATGCTCCAGGTCGATAATGCGATTTACTTCCTGGCGTGTGATGCTCATAAGGCGCGCCAAATCAGCTGGGCGCACCTTTTGAGTAAGCATCTCGTTGAGGAGCAGTACCTTAGCTGAAGCGCTAGGCGGTAAGTCGACAAGCAGCTCGCCTTCGACGGCGACAGATGGCATGGGCACTGGGCGACGGTCTTCGAAATAAAAGTCCATCGCAGTCAGCAGCGCATCTGCGGCCATGTCGAGCGCTTCCGCCTCATTGTCGCCCTGAGTGATCGCCTCAGGGATGTCGCGGAACGTCACAACGTATCCGCCGGCTTTGGTCGGTGCAAAGGTTGCAGGGTATTTCATTCGTACTCCGTTATGTTCTGTATGGGTTGAGGTGCGGTCTCGGCATGTGCTGCAAGCCCCTTGCGGGGCCTGCCTCACTTGATGTCCAACTGTTTCTTAATCTCCCTGGCAAAGCGGTCGTCAATCTCTTTGCCGGGGTGCCGAGGTACGGTGGTTTGTTTGCCGTTCAAGTAGACCTTCAAGTGTTTAGTGCCTTGCTTGAATGTCGCGCCCTGATCGGCTAACCACCGTACGAACTCTGTTTGTTTCACCGCACCTCCTTTCGTGTTGTCGATGTAGATACTATAAACAAAAACGCTTACAAAAGCAAGCATTTTTGTTTACGGTATCCTGCTTTATTGGATCGCATACCGCTCCAATACAGAGTCTCCTCCAAGCAATTGGACTTCGCCGCCTGCCGCAGTAATGCGCAAGCGGCTTTTTTATTTGAGGTGCGCATGAAGAAAGCAGTTGTGATCAAGGCCAGCTCGCTGCCGCCTCGCCCGCCCATTCTCTTCGCTACCGTGTTCTGGCTGCTGCTAGATCGGCTCCAGGCGCCCGAGTGGGCGTTTGGCGTGCTGTGGACCCTGGTTGGCTTGCTTCTGGCGGGCTTCATTTTTCGGCTGCTCAATGCCGACATGAAGGATGTCCCGGGCTTCGGGGATAAGTCATGAGCATCGAGGCTACTATCATCTGGCTGCGCCTGATGGCCCAGGTGCGGCACGAAGACGCGATCGTTGATCGCATGCGAGCAGAAGCATGAACGACATCGCACGCGTCTACCGCTCGGAGATGATCCGCGCAGTCCTGGGCAGTCGCGCCAACGAACTCAGGGTCGCCGACATGCATCGCCTGAACCAGCTCGCCGAGCACATGGCTGATTGTGAGCATGCACAGACGATCATTCGCGCCAAGGGCTATGGCACTGCCGGCATGACCTTCGTCGACCTGGTGCGCAGCGTGCCTGACAACGTGCGCGAGAAGCTGAAGAAGCTGTTCGGCGCGCCGGCTGTCGCACGCTACCCGGACCTGGGCGAGGTCAATGACACCTGGAGTGCGCACTGATGGCCGCCATGGAACTCAAGCTGCGCACGCGGATCGCCTGGTGGGTTCGCCCAGCGCTCTTCGGCCTGCGCCTGGTCGCGCGCATCAGCCCATCCCGTATCGATCGGTGCATCGACTTCATCGTCGACAAGGGCATCAAGGTTGAACTGGCATGAAGCTGCAAACCCTCAAGCCCCGACTGCAGAACGCAGCAGGCCGGCTAGTGACGCTCGCGCCCGCGCGCCCCGATGTCATCGAGCGCAAGCGCGGATCGGCCGGCGTGCGTGATCGCGAGCGCATCCGTCGACGCGACTGCGGCCTTTGTCAGCAGTGCCAGCGAGACGGCAAGACTGCCATCGGCCATCCAGTCGACCACATTGTCCCGCTCTGGAAGGGCGGCAGCGATGACGACTCCAATAAAGAAACCCTGTGCACTACCTGCCACGACGCCAAGACGGCACGTGAGGCGGTTGAGCGAGCGCGAGGATACTGAATGCAGCCGATCAAGGTGAATACGCAACACGTTGACGAGACCGTGCATCACGTCGTTCTCGATGAGGGCCAGCTGAGGACTCTGGTGGCTGAGGCCGTATCGAAGGCGGCAGGCGTGACCATCGACGGTAAGGCTGTCAGGCTGAAGCAGTGCTACCTCAGTAGCCGCATGGGCAGCGCGGGTAGCGAGTGCAGCGCGACCTGCACTATCACCGTCGACCACCGGGCCGCGCCACGCGATCGCCCTGCGGTCGGCGCCTCGGCGTAAGCCCTGGCGTCGGAGGCCGAAGGGGTAGGGGGTGTTGCATCCCTGCAACCCTTTGGGGTCGGACACCCACTAGTCCCTCACGCGCAAAAAAGACCCCCAGTTGGAGATTTTGTTAATGGCTTTAACAGGCAAAAAGCAGAAGTTCGCCGATGCCGTTTTAGCCGGTTTCTCGAATAGAGAGGCGGCAATCCGGGCCGGCTATAGCGAGTCGAGCGCCAGTCAGGCGGGATCGCGAGCTGTTAATGATCCAGATGTCATCGAGTACCTGGAAAAGAAGCGGGCGGGAGCTGCTAGTACGCGGCAAAAAACCGCACCGAAGGCCGGGGCGACCAAGGCCGCCGAGAAGTCAGAGGCCCCGCCGCCGCTTGTCAACGGAGAGTCTGACCCGCTGGAATTTCTTCGTGGCGTGATGGCCGGAACGATCGACGCGAACATCACCCAGGTCAAAGCGGCAACAGCAAT